ATTTAACGTCGCCTGAAAAAGAGCCTCCTAAGGGTAGACAAAACATCGACTATACCACACATACTAAGAACTAATCAGATTCTTGATCACTCTCTGTGTCGCACCTTTCGCTCAAAGCGGGTACTTACAATTTTTATTTTGTTTATTTTTAGAATTTTATTTTCCAAACTTCCAAGTGCTAGTATACAAGACAGGCCACACTTAGCATTAGCGTTGTCTTGGTGCATTTTGAAAAACACACAAAACATAAAATATTTAACTATCCATAGAACATAAATAGCGAAATGATTCCTATTCGGAATCATCTTCTACGACAATCTTTTTACCAGAAAGCCGGGGTAACTTTACGAAACCCGTGTCCTTATCCATTTTATCCTTCAACTGTAAAAGTTCTACAGCACGAAGGCGTTTCAGAAGTGATTCGAACTCATTTTCTTCTGAAATCTTTTTTGATTGCTTCTCTGACAATGCAAGAGCATTATAGGGTGCGGAAGCAAAACGAACGGCACCTGCAGTGATGGCGGCAGCACTAGCCATTGTTATAGGACCCAAGGTCTCATTAACTTCAACATATTTTCTCATGACCATCACAGCATTGGTAGCAGCACCATTAATAAAATTGGTTGTAGCAGTCCACCCAGCAGGAACAGTTAAAGCAACTAACGTTGTTCCTACTGCCGTGACTGCTGCAAGGACATTTCCAGCTCTCGAAAATGTCACAACACCTGCCGTATCAACACTCAAACCACGGGCTTGAGAATCAACAACTGCAGCAGTACCAAGAATATTAGTGATAGCAATTGTACCACCACCAGCAACCAACCCACCTAATTCATCGGCAGAAGGTTGACTTTGAGGAGAAAACAAATGAACTGTATACTCAAAAATTATTTCTCCATAAGTTCCTGCGGCTAAAGCACCAACTGAAAAGACATAAAAACGCGCTTGTTTGGACCATCTTGCATCCAAACCATTATCGTCAATGTAATAATCTTTTCTGGGGTTAATTCGAGAAGCAAGCATAACTCCTTCGGAAAAAACCGCATTTTCCTCAGCAAATTGCGAACTAAAAGTCGCATTCAACCCAGCTCTTGTATCAGCTGGAGTAGGGTCTGCAGGGTCATAATCAATTGCCATAATAATTCCTCCATTTGCCACAGCATTTGCAGGAGAAATTAAAGGAACATATTTAAAATGCATTCTACTAAAATAATACCGATCGTATAACTTAGAAAAACCTTTCAAACGAGCGCCAATTAGTTCAGGACTTATCAATTGATTAATAACAACGTCACCTTCTGTCAAAGGTGAAACAACTTCAACGACACCAAGCCTTTCATGACCAGACAAAAATAACTCATCCTTGCCTCTTGTAGAACCTCTAGTGGTAATCGTGGGACGCGCAATACCTGAAGTAGCAATACCCACTGGCATCATTGTTGGTCCTCTTGAATGCATTCCAGCAACATTACGCCTTCTTGGTTTCTTCTTTTTGTTATATTTTTTATTTTTCC